GGGGAAAATCCAGAAATTTAGGGCTACGAAAGTAGGCCCCCGTAAAAATTCTTTGGCCCTTTGGGAAAAGACCATTTTCACGTTGCTGGAAAATTGGCTCGAGTGTGCCCTCTCGGGAGCGAGAGAGAGTATCCGATTACGGTGGATGGCCGAACAATCGAAAGGGCACGCTCGAGCCTACCTATTGCGGGTAGACGAGGCCATGGCGTTGCACCATGGTCTTGGGGACCCTCCCCGGCTGGTATGGGAGGGCTAGGGTAGAAAGTGGAGCACAGCGAAGAACGCTGCGATACCTGCTGCACCAAGGGCCGTGAAGGCCAGGGCTACCCTCGGGAACAACCCGAAGGCCAGGACGAGCAGGACGAAGCCGATGATGAAGTGCATGTTGGTCTCCCCAGTGACCGTGGTGTACCGTGGTTTACCAAGGAGTTTACGGTATCTGCTGAAGATTATGTAGAGGGAACTGGAGGGGAATGTGTGCGACAGTTCCGATAGCACCCATCGTCACTGACAACCGTTGAGGACACACCCGTTAGGGGTCCTGTTTGCTCTGGCGGGCAGCGAAGGAATCGAACCTCCTCGGTGCGGATTTGGAATCCGACTGGCAGCCTCTGCTACCACCCTTTGTGTACTGTGTTGTATTGTTCGGTGTTGTACAGGAAAAAGGACCATCGCGGGAGTCCCTAGTATTCCCGAGGGCGACCATAGTTATGGTTGCTGTTGGCGCTGTGTCGCCTCGGTGTGTATAGGGTCCTGGGGACTCTCGTGGTGATCCAAGTGAATCAAAGGTACATCAGGTGTCCCTAGGTTGATCCTAGAAAAACACCCTTAATGAAAAACACTCTCAGGTTCTATGGTCCTAGGAATAACCCTAAGGATCCTAGGGTCTCTAAGGACCCCCTACCCCCTTGATGGGGTCTTCTTTCTATAGTGCGTCCTAATTCGTTCTCCATTGCTGGTCTGCGTCCGAAGGACACCCGAAGGGTCCCCTTTCTATAGTGCGTCCTAATTCACCCAGAGGCTCTCTAACGAATCTCACGAAAAATCAAGGGGTTGGAATTAGGCCGCACTATAGCACCGCAACCTTTTTCTTGTACAACTTCGTGTTGCATTGTGCGGTGACGCACGGTAAGATAGCAACAACTCAACGAACACCACGGAGCACCACATGAACCTTACTGATCTCGATCTGAACTACGCCCGCCAGGCTGATCTCGAAGCGTCGATGATCGAGCGTGGTGCCCAACGCTACGCCGACAACAACGAACGTGCCCTGTATGCAGGGGACATCGCCCGCAACCAGAACAAGCTGTTCTCCTCGGCCTTCCAGAAGGCTGTCGTGGCGTTCGCTACGGCTGCTGCCGAGGTTGCTGCCAAGGGCCGTGGTCGCCCTGCGGCTCACGCTGCTGTGCTGGCGATGGTCGACCACGAGCTTCTCACGGCGATCACCCTGCGTACCCTGTTCAACGGCGCGGCCATCGACCGCACGGTCACGGACATGGCGCACACCATCGGTTTCGAGGTCGAGGCCGAGATGGCCAGCTTGAAGCTCGCGGAGCAAGCCAAGGCCGAGAAGGACAAGGGAGCCAAGGCCGAACTGCAGAAGCTGGTCGGTCGCAAGGTGACCTCGGCCCGCTCTGGCGAGAAGAAAGGGGTCGACCTGCTCGAGGCTGCTGGCGAAGAGCGCACGCCCGACGAGTTCATCAAGGTTGGCCTGAACCTAATCAACATTGCCCTGCCCGCGATGGACATGTTCCATACGGTTGAAGGCGATGAGTTCACTGGTGGCACGACCCTGAAGTTCACCGAGGCCGCGCAGACCGAGATGGACAACATGACTGAGATTCAGCAGTTCATGCACCCGGTCTACCAGCCCATGGTTACGCGTCCGAACCCTTGGACCGCCCTCGACACTGGTGCCTACAATGACCAACGGGTCGCCAAGACGGTCCCGCTTGTGTCCACGCCTAACAAGAAGGTCCGCAAGCTGATCGACGAGGCCGCGAAAGCTAACGCCCCGTTCGTCCGTGCCCTGAATGCTGTCCAGGACGTGCCCCTGATGCTCAATGCGAAGGTTCTCGAGGTTCTCGAGCACTGCTTCGTGTCGGGCATCGCTGTCGGCAAGGTCCCGGGCAAGCCGCTCGAGATCGCCAAGGACGAGGAGCCGAAGAAGGCCGTCAAGATGCGCAAGGACAACGCGGCCATCCGCGCCAAGCGCAACGCGATCCGGTCGGCCATAGCTGAAGCCAAGCAGTATGTTGGCGCTCCGCTATGGCAGCCGCATACGGACGATTGGCGTGGTCGCGTTTATGCGCGTCCGGGTCTAAATCATCAGAGAGCGGACTTCGCGAAGGGGCTGTATGAACTGGCCCGAGGCGAGGTGTTGAACGAGGACGGCGTCTACTGGCTCAAGTGGCACGTGGCCACGACTGGCGCGTTCAAAGTGGATGGTCTCGCCATGGACAAGGCCTCTCACGACCGCCGGGTCCAGTGGACTGACGAGAACCTGTCGACCGTCCGCGCTATCGCTGAAGACCCTCTGGCTGCACTGCCCCTGTGGCAAGGCGCTGACAGCCCGTTCTGCTACCTGGCCGCGTGCCTGGCGCTCGACGGTTACATGAAGGATCCCGAAGGCTACGTCTGCCACATCCCGGTCGCGGTTGACGGTTCGTGCTCGGGCCTGCAGCACTTCTCGGCGCTCCTCCGTGACCCGGAAGGCGGTTCCTACGTGAACCTGCTGCCCTCGGAACTCCCGCAGGACGTCTACCGCAAGGCATCGACCATCGTGCTGCCGCTGGTCCAGGCTGATCTGACGGACCCGGAGAAGTCCCAGTGGGCGCAGAAGTGGATCGACTACGGTATCGACCGCAAGGTCTGCAAGCGTGCCGTTATGACGTTCGTGTACGGGAGCAAGCAAAAAGGCTTCGCGGACCAACTGGTAGAGGACATCATCGACGTTGAAGGCAAGGGCCGCGAGATCTTCGGGACCGAGTGGGCAGAGCAAGTACCGGCTGCGCACTACCTGGCTGCGCACATCATGGCGGCTGTGAAGGAGACCGTGAAGGCCGCTGCTGATGCGATGGAATGGCTGCAGAAGGTCGCAGGCATCCTGGCGCGTCACAACATCCCGATGCGATGGGTCACCCCCCTCGGCCTCCCGGTGGAGAACGCGTACTACAAGCCGAACGTCAAGCGCCTGAAGATGACCCTGTGGAGCCGTGATGTCAACGTCCCGGTGCGCTATGACCCGCAGATTGTCATGGGCTACACCAAGGAGCTTTTGGAGCACAAGTGCAGAAATTCGTGCGCCCCGAACTTCGTGCATTCGCTCGATGGTGCGCATTTGGGCCTCAGCGTGCTCAAGTGCGTCGACAATGGCATCAACGACTTCCTGCTGATCCACGACTCGTTCGCGGCCTTGCCTAATCAGATGCCCAAGTTCAATCGCATGATCCGCGAAGCGTTCGTTGAGATGTACGAAGACAACGAGCCGCTCGAGGGCGTGCTGACGAATGCGGTCGATGACATGATGGAACTGGTCTCGACGTGCGAGGACGCTGCTGTCATGACGAAGCTGCAGAAGAGCATGAAGGACCTCGGTAAGCTAGGCCTCCCCGCGAAGGGCACCCTGGACCTGCAGTTGATCAAGCAGTCGCCGTACGCGTTCGCATAATCTGTACAACACCACGTAATACAAGGCCCTAAGGGGCCTTTTTGCATTTAGGACGCACTATAGAAAGAAAGACCCGGCCAATTCCGGCCCGCTTGTTTTTCTGTACAACATAGTGTTGTACAACCTTTAACGGATAACACGATGGATAACGACAACACCCTCCTCCGCTGCCTCGCGACAGCGTTCTGCACCCTCGTAGTGTCGGTTGCCAGTTGCACGGCGCACCAGAACTACCTCGAGACCGCTGTGGTGGCCAAGGCCGCTAACCCTGCTGCTGTTGAGTGTGCCTTCTCTGGCACCGACCGCCAGCACACGGCCTTCTGCATCGAAGCCGCCAAGCACTGATAGGACACACACGATGGACGAAGACCAGTTTGGCATGGATGACCCGATGCCCCTGGACGTTGCTGCGGGCTTCATGGCCCTCGGCTACGACCTCAACTCCCTCGAAGGCCGCAACGCCTTCATCCCGCAAGACCCCTACTTCAACGACTGACCCAACCCCGAGAACCACACTTCATGAAAAACTTCACGACGCCGAAGGGCGCTGCAGGCTATTCCAACCTCGTCACTCCGGACACCAAGTTCGATGCCGAGGGCAAGTACAAGACGAGCATCACCATCCCGGCAGCGCAAGCCGAGTCCCTCATGGACCTGGCGCGTGAAGAAGCCAACGAACTGGCGGTGCTCGACAAGAAGACCAGGAAGGTCGTGATGCCGGAAGGTATCAAGATGCCGTTCGTCGAGAACGATGACGACACGGTCACCTTCACGTTCAAGAGCAAGAAGAAGCCGAAGCTCTTTGATGCGAAAGGGAACCCGATCCGCAACACGGAAGGCCTGCAGCGCATCGCTGGCTCGACCATCAAGGTCAAGGGTGCCTTCTCGAGCTACGAGGGCTTCGGTGGTGGCGTTACGGCCTACCTGAACGACGTCCAGATCATCAAGCTCGTCGAGGGCGGTGGTGGTGGCTTCGGTGACGAGTCGGTAGGCGACGATGACGGCTACGTGGCCGACAATTCGGAACCGGCGAACTTCAACGACAGCGACTCGAGCGACGAATCCGGCGAGCAGTCGGAAGGCCCGGTCGACTTCTGATGAAGATCCGTGCCCGAGCCGCAAAGGCCAACTGGTTCTCCAAGAAGAATCAGGTGGTCAAGGTGAAGGCGAAGCTGCGCAGTGGTCTGGAAGACAAGATCGCCGCGCAGTTGGACGAAGCCGGGGTCGAGTACACCTATGAGTCCCTCAAGGTCCCCTACTCGATCCCGCACAACTACAACCCCGACTTCATCCTCGCAAACGGGATCATCGTCGAGGGCAAGGGTCTCTTCGACTCGGCAGACCGCACCAAGCATCTGGCCGTGAAGAAGCAGCACCCGCATCTCGATGTCCGATTCGTGTTCACCCGCAGTGCCTCCCCGTTGTACAAGGGATCCAAGTCCACCTACGCTACCTGGTGCGAGAAGAACGGCTTCAAGTATGCCGACAAACTCATTCCGCCAGAATGGTTAGCAGAACCGAAGAGATAAACCATGGTTGATGCCTTCAGGCTCGACAAGTTCCTCAGGGAGCACACGCTGAGGACACGAACCACCGTAGACCCGTACGCCTTTCGTGAGACCTGCGAACGGCAATACACAGAAGCGAGCATCGAGCACACGCACGCAATGGTGCTCGCACACGAAATCCAGAAGAAGTTTAGCGCGAAGCACGAAGGCGACGGACATCTTCTCCACTACACCACCGATGTACTAGTGCTCACCGAAGCCGAGCTTTCGAAGTTCATCCGAGATGAGGTGTCCGAGCGGGCACTGTACTCGTTCAACACATCCTTCTGAGAGAGAGCAAATGATCAAGACCGATTACACCGGAACCCAGTTCTATGAGGGTCCGGGACTTGTCGATTACCCGACTGCGCGGAATGTGACCAGCATGGACGCCCGCCTCGAGGTACCCGCGCAGTACTACAGCCTCGAGGACCTCAAGGGACTCATCAAGTTCCTCAAGACCATCAAGCGCCAGATGAAGGAGCCGATGTGATGACCCAAACCCAACGACTCCTGAAGCACCTTCGCACCGCTGGCTCGATCACGCAGCGCGAGGCCATTATGGACCACAGCATTCAGTCCCTCACCCGCCGCGTCACGGAACTGCGCGACCACGGCTACAACATCCACTCGAGCCTCCGCAAGCACCCGGTCACCGGTCAGCGCTACTGCCGGTACATCCTCGGGACCCCGGAGAAGCTGTGATGTTCGCCTACACCGTAGACGTACCCCGTATCGACTTGGCTACGGAGAGCACTGAGATCATCGCTAACCGTGCGTGGGCGTGGGCACGCAACATCACCCAGAACGACCAGAAGCAGGAAGCCCTGGTCGCCTCCTACATGGACGCCGCCGTCCGCCTGATGACAAACAAAGCATGAAAGTCAAACACACCAAGAACGGCAACGTGAAAGCCACGATGCCCCTGGACACCGCGGTCGTCCTGCGGGGGATCCTGCTCGACACGTACAAGCCGGAAGTGCGCACCGCACTCAACCTGTCGGTCTTCGAAGCTCAGGTCCTCTGGGAACTCGAAGACGAACTCGACGAAGCAGGCATCCAGACACCCTGGAACCTCGACTGACATGAAGTTCTGCAGGGACTGCAAGCACTTCGACTCCTTCGACCCAGTGATCGTGCCTTCCATGGGCTTGTCCATAGGCGGCTGGAAGACCTGCTACTTCACTCCTGGACCCCAACTATGCGACCCGGTCTCCGGACGGGAAATAGGCATCTCTGGAGACCCCGCAGACCGTAGGAAAGACGCGACCCTGTGCGGCCTCGAGGCCCGCTGGTTCGTGCAAGCGAAACCCACCCTGAAAGAGAAGCTCTTCCCTAACCGATGAACCACGAAGAATCCACACTGATCCGCAAGGGGCCGTGCGACGAGTGCGGCTCGAGCGATGCCAATGCTCTGTACTCCGATGGGCACTCCCACTGCTTTTCGTGTGGCCACTTCGAGCGCGGGGATGGCGAAACATTAACGATAGGAAGGAAGAAAGTGGCAGACAACCTGGACTTCTATGCCAGAGCGGACGTAAGCGGGCTTCGTGCCCGTGGGATCAACGAAGATACCTGCCGGTTCTTCGGTGTCCGCGTAGGGGCATTAGGGGACCAGACGGTCCACATGTACCCGTACCTTCGTGATAACCAAGTAGTGGCAGTAAAGACCCGAGACTCCAGCAAGGACTTCAAGTTCCTCGGGGACGCCAAGCACCCGCCCATGTTCGGCCAGAACCTCTGGTCTAAGGGCAAGAAGCTGGTGGTGACCGAGGGCGAAATCGACTGCCTGACGGTCTCCCAACTACAGGGCAACAAGTGGCCCGTGGTCTCCGTGCCCAATGGCGCGAAGGCAGCAAAGAAAGACATCGCACGTCAGATGGACTTCTTCCAGCAGTTCGACGAAATCATCCTGATGTTTGACATGGACGAGCCGGGCCAGACCGCAGCGAAGGAAGTTGCGGAGATGTTCGGCCCTGGCAAGGCGAAGATCGCCTCCCTGCCCCACAAGGACGCCAACAAGTGTCTCGCGGAGGGCCAAGGTGCCGAAGTGATCCAGGCTATCTGGAACGCCAAGGCTTATAGGCCCGATGGTATCAAGTCGATCAGCGAAGTGGCTGCGGATGCGGCTGCGGACATCCCCGATGGTGCACCGTGGTGGGACGACCGGCTCACGAAGCTGACGTACGGTCGCCGCGAGGGTGAGTGCTATGCCTTCGGGGCGGGGACTGGGATCGGCAAGACGGACTGGTTCACCCAAGGGATCGCATTCGACCTCCTGAAGCTGAAGCTGAACGTCGGCGTGATCTACCTCGAGCAGCCGATTAAAGAGACCGCCAGGCGGATCGCAGGCAAGGCGGTAGGTAAGGTGCTCCACGTACCCCGCAAGGCCACTGTGGAGGAACGTAGGGCCGCTCTCGAGGTTATCTCGGAGGGTGACCGCCTGCACCTCTATGACTCGTTCGGCGCTGCCGACTGGGAAGTGGTCAAGGCGAAGATCCGCTACATGGTCCACGGCCTCGGCTGCAAGTCGATCTACCTGGATCACCTGACTGCGCTAGCAGCGAACGTAGAGGACGAGCGACGCGGCCTGGACCAGATCATGGCCGAGCTTGCGGCACTCGCACTCGAGCTGAAGATTTACCTCCACTTCATCTCCCACTTGACGCGGCCCAAGGACGGCCCGCCGCATGAGGAAGGTGGCCGTGTGAAGCAGACGCAGTTCCGTGGCTCCAACGCCATCGGGATGTGGTCGCACTTCATGTTCGGCCTGGAGCGCAACACGCAAGGCGAGGACGAGGAGAGCCGCATCACCACGTTCCGCGTCATCAAGGATCGCAACACCGGCCAGGCAACGGGCAAGACCCTGCCCCTGGGATACGACACCGCGACAGGTCTCCTCTTCGATACGGAGGCCTTCGCCCCCGAAGAAACCGCAGAGGAAGCATATGGCTTTTGAACAATTTTCCGTCGACGAACTCACCCACCTGTACGCAGACGAGTCCCTCGAGATCGTGAAGTACGTGGGCGACCCCGCGCTGTACCTGGTCCAGGACGAGTTCGATGGTGCAGACGTGGTCGAACTGAACAAGGCGCAGCAGCTTGCGCTGTACGTGATTCTCAAGAACCGTTTCGAGGCCTGACATGGAATTCACCCCCTACCCCAAGACCCCGCGTCTGAAGCGTGACATCGTCATCACCGAGAAGCTGGACGGCACGAACGCCCAGATCGTCATTACGGTAGATGACCGCCTCTCAGACGAGAACATCGTTGCGGAGAGCTACACCCCCGAAGGCCAACTGATGACCATGCGTATCGGGTCACGCAACCGCTGGATCACCCCGAACTACGACGGTAAGCAGACGGACAACTTCGGCTTCGCACAGTGGTGCTACGAGAACCAAGCTGAGCTGTTCAAGCTCGGCGCAGGCCAGCACTTTGGCGAGTGGTACGGCCAAGGAATCCAACGCGGCTACGGTCTCGATCACAAGCGCTTCGCCCTATTCAACACGGCCCGTTGGGGCAAGCACAACCCGAACACCCCGGCGTGCTGCGAAGTGGTGCCGGTGCTGGCTACGAACGGGAACATGGCGACTGTCGACCTCGCGATGAAGGAGCTGATCGACGGCGGCTCCTTTGCGGTCCCTGGCTTCGATAAGCCCGAGGGCATCATCGTCTACCACACGGCATCGAAGCAGAACTTCAAGGTGCTGATCGAAAACGACCACATGCCGAAAGGCTTGACTGAATAACTTAGGAGTCCCATGCAGCGCATCACGTTTTTCGACATCGAGACAGATGGCTTCCTGTCCATCGTTTCCAAGATCCACTGCCTCTCGATCAAGAACCCGGCCAACGGCAACGTGAGGCGCTTCACTGCTGAGAACATGGAGGAAGGCGTTCGCCTCCTCATGAAGCTCGGTGAAGCTGGGAAGCTGGTCGGTCACAACATAATCCCCTTTGACATCCCTGTCATCCAGAAGCTGTACCCCTGGTTCACGGTCCCGCTGGCGAACGTCGTGGACACCCTGGTGCTCTCGCGGCTGTTCTTCAGCGACATGTTCAACCGCGATGGCGGCTACATCAAGGCGGGCAAGCTGCCCGGGAAGCTGATCGGTTCGCACAAGCTGGAGGCATGGGGCTACCGCCTCGGTCTCCAGAAGGGCGAGTACTCGACGGACTTCAAGGACCAGTGGATCCGCGCCAACTATGAGACGGCGTACCTCGAGCACATCGAGTCGCTGACGTCTACTGCCCTCAAGAAGTTCGACGAGGAGGCGCAGGAGAAGTGGGTCGCAGCATGGGGCAAGGAGAACTACCCAGAGGGCCTCGAGTGGGCCGCGTACTCCCCGGAGATGGGCGACTACTGCGACCTGGACGTCGAGGTCACTGAGGCCCTGTACGACCACCTGATGAAGCTGGAGTACTCGGACCTCGCAATCGAGATGGAGCACAAGGCGCGGCACTACTGCAGCATGATGGAGCGGAGCGGTTGGCCGTTCAACGTCGAGGCTGCGGTGGCGCTGTACTCGAAGCTGGCCCAGGAGCGCGACACGATTCGTGCTCGCATGATGGCCACGTTCCCGCCCTTGGTGATCGAGCGCTGGTCTGAGAAGACAGGGAAGCCCCTGAAGCCTAAGGTCATCGAGTTCAACCCAGGGAGTCGTGATCAGATCGCCCAACGCCTGAAGCTCAAGTACGGTTGGGAGCCTAAGGAGTTCACCGAGAGCGGCAAGGCCAAGATCGATGAAGACATCCTGAAGAAGTTGCCCTACGAGGAAGCGCAGATCCTGG